AGGAGTTCCTTTTGAGAAAGGAAAGGAGTTCCAGTTGCTATAGACGCCTGCTAAAGCATCCCAGTTTGGGAAACCATTAGCGGCTGTCAGATCTGACCAAAGAATGTTTATAGAGATTACGAAGTTTTCCATGCATGAGAGAGGGATGCGATAGGTAGCAAAGTTGTCTTCTTCAAAGTTGATCACTAAGATTCTATCAGAAGAACCAGGAGCGACGAGAGGAGGTCTAATACTTCCTATGCTTGGATAGAGGAGATAGACATCTCGGTCTTCATCAACAAATCCAGAGAAGCAAGCTAAGAAGTTGTCGTTGTCGATCTCATTGAATGTGAAGTCGGGAAGGTTATTGTCCATCCTTTCAACTTGATATCCATCAGATATTATCAAGCCTCTTGGACTAGCCGCTAAAGTTCTATTGAGGTACGAGATGACAGAGAAGGCTGCTGCTGATCCACGGCTTCCATCTATCTTCTCTAGAACGAAAGGAGTGACATCGTTGCCTGTATATTTCATCATCCAAGTTGCTGCTTCAGTAAAGAAGAGGACATCGTCCCTATTGAAAGCAGCTCCAAAGAACCAGGTGTTATCTGGGATGTCAATGAATCCAGCGCCCGTTGCTGTGTTATCGAACACGTCGCAGTTCGCTCCAGTGCCAGAAATTCTTATACGTCGAGGGAAGAGAACCCCAGCCTCGATGGTTTGAAAGAGAACCAATCGGTCTCTGACGTTAAATAGTTGCCTAGCATTTAGTGTGCCACCTGCAAAGGTTGGGGCATAGTTTGTGACTGTAGTGCCGTCCCATTGCTGAATTACATCTCCTACCACTCCATTGGAGAAGAGAAGGCGAGGGACGCTAGTGGCAGATGCATAGTTTACCCAAGACCAAAAGTCTGTGCGTGTTCCGTTGTATGGAGTGGCTGGGCTTATGTCCACTAGCCTATCAGTGGTAGGATTGTAGATGTTTACAAAGTCTGTGTCTGCTACCACCATTTGGCGAACGTTGTTGGTAGGATAAAAGCTCATGATTCCCATTACTGGTAATCCTGGAAAGTAGTCGTATGAAATCCTGACGGTAGAAGCGGCAATAGGGGGTAAGGTAAAGGTTATGGAAACAGCCCCTGTGGTGTAGTTGATCGTTCCAGTTCCGTTGCCTGTGAAGGTTCCTGTAAGTCCTGTTCCTGGAACGTCCGTTAGAACTTGCACAGGATTAGAGCCATTAATCGTCACACTACCACGGCTAACAGGAGTGGTTAAAGTAGCTGTGAAGACTGTGTTCACTCCGTTTATAGTACCTGTCATGTTGACCGCGGATAAACGATGTACCATTCGGCTTTCTGTGTAAGTTGATTTTAGGCCATTGGCAAATCCTGAATATCCATCTCTTTTATTGGTAACTCCTCTATAGACAAAGCCATCTAAGAGATCTACAAACGCATCGTTTGGCAAAAGCCAAGGCTGTAGTTCTCTATCAAGACCTGTCGCATAGTTAGCTATCAAGAATCCAGAATATGACATCTTTTACAACCTATTTATCATTAGAGACCAAACTATGGTCTGGGTTCCACCGCTGTTGTTTGTGACTATTAATGTAGTTCCAGAGAATGAAATCGTAGGAGGATTACTTCCATTGCTGTCTAAAGAATGGGTGTCTGTAGCTGCTCCAGATCTCATAAAGTTGTAGGTGTTTTGGTTGTTGGTTCCAGCTCTGAATACTGTTCCAAAACCTGTGAAGTCATAGGCAACGTTAAAGATCGTAGTAGAAGCTCCTGACCCGAGAGACTGAGACCCGCTCACTTTGATAGGGTTTAATAGGTCACCAGGGGTGATCTGGATCTCTGTACCTGCATCTGTCATGTAAAATAGTTGCATGACACCAGCATTGGATTTCACATAGAGTCTTCCATATCCCGCCAAGGCTCCAGAGGGAGCTTGGGGAGTCAGGACAATCAAGTTGTGATACCCATCGTCTGCGGCTGCTGTAAGGTTAAACTGGTGGTTAGCTCCTAGCAACGTCTGTAACCTAGCCATGTTCACTTGGTTCTGGCTTGGGAAGATTGCGGGAGAATCACTGTTTAAAGGGACTGCTGCGTTAAAAGTCATAGTTTCTCCTAAAAGTCGGGGGCTGTTCTTTGAGATTCATATTGCTGCCAAGTCCTTGCAAGTACGTGCCCACGGTATCTGCGATAGACTTGAAAAACCTCGTTGTATTTATCCATCTCGTTGTAGTCCGCTAAGATGTCCAATGAGGCTCCATAGGCTAAATACCTAGTCAGGTAAGCCACTGGAACGTTTGCTAGTATTGAACCTGCATTTGTATTGGTTCCTCCCACAAAGGAGTAATCAATTCTATAGGCCGAAATGCGGATATTATAGAGCTGATCTGGAGGGCCTCGGAATGTCAGCTCATTGTTGTAATACAACACAGCTGTTGGCCTCTGAGGAGTAAAAACCTGATCCCATGGCCATCGGGCATAGAACTGTTTAGGCTCTAAGTACCAAAACAATGGGAAGGAGGTAAATGGAGCTACCGTATAGGCGACATATGCAGGGGCATTTATCGTACTAAAGCCTAACGCATCCAAGTCCACTGGCAGGGGATCGGCTGTAGTGTCATCAATAGAGAAATCCCACCAAGTCTGGTTCTGGAATAACCGAACCTCTTGTGGATGCTCTTGTTGAAGGAAGGCATTGAGATAGTCGATCATGATAGGATCTGTGAAGGCAGGATCGTTACGATCCGTCCTGCCTGTCACATTCCTCATAATCTGAACTACACTGCCTACTGACTGTGGTAGTACTGGCCCTGTTGTCATATTATTCCCTATGCTGCGTAATCGAGTACACTGCAAGAGAAGCGAGGTGTTTCACCAACCTGTCTTGTCTCTGTGTGCACCGCGTTTCCATTTTCTACTTTAACTTCTGCAAATTCTGGTGTTGCTAATCCATTGAGAAAGTTGATGACTGGCATCGGAAGCATGTAAGTTCCACCTGACTTGAGCTGTCCAGTCCAGTCAATGTGTTTGTTTCTTACTTTTACCTTTAAAACGTTCTCTCTTTGTTCAAAGCGGTTAAACTTTGTCTTATAAAGCTTATAGAAGGATTCATCAGGCACTCTTACTTTCATCTTGTTTCTTTCGTGTAAGCAATTTCTGTTGTGCTTACGAACATGCGCATTATAGATGTCGAAGTCTTCTAGCTTTTCACACTTGAATGTCTCGAAATCGAACCCTTCAGGTTTTTCTCTTCCAGGGATCTGTTCCCCTTTCAGCATTGCTGCTTCGATCACTTCTGCGTCTTTATCTCTTTGAGTTTTCTTGCTCATATATCCTCTTTATAGGTCTTGTTTAAAATATTTACTATGTACCTTTTTGTGACATGGAAGCCTCCTTTTTATGGGAGGCTACCATGAAATATACATTCAATCAAAAATGTATATTTTACCTATATACCGTCAAACCACGTCACCAAGATTAAAAAAAGCATTAAACTTGGTTGCTACGAAGTATAACACATCATTGTCAGCTCCCATTATCGCTGTACCTAAAGTAAGTCTGTAGGTCACAGGGTTATCAATTACGTTGAAGTTTTTTCCCATTCTGGTGATTTGACCACCAGATGTGTAGGTTCCAGTAACTTGAACTGGTACACCGTAGATGTCATACAATGCGAATGTAGTAGATGAAAGAACATCCACAACATAAGTATTGCCATTCAACTGTTGACCTACCGCTCCAGCGACTTTAGTGAAGATAACTCTATCTTCATCTACGAGGCCGTGAGCAGCAGAAGTAGTAACAACCCCAGGTGTCGCTGTTGTGACGCCTGTGACTGTTCTATGCTGATCGGTAAAACCACCTGCGAGGTTAGAGATCGTTACGCCGTTCGTTGTTTCCAACGTAGATGTAAGATCGGTAATTCCTCTAGCGATGATAAGAGCATCCGCAGCTGGGAAGTCTCTAAACCAAACGCCCTGGATGTTGTTTGAGTTGGTTCCAAACTTTGTGAAGTTGTACCACTCAAGCTTGTCCGCCTGCCAAGGCAGGATCAGGTTGTAAGCAACCCCTGCTGATTGCAAGTAGCCCGCATATGTGTTCGTTACTTGTCCTAGCTGAACTGTTCCGCTAAAGACGTTTGAACTTGTTCCAATTGGTGTAGTCATGTTTTCCTCCTTAACCTTTTGTGCTTCGTACGTTTAAACACCAGCTATCGTCGAGGATCACGCTACCAAGACGGCCCTTCCAGCCCATC